CTTCCGGCCTTTACAAGATCACGGTGAACAATCAGGGACATGTTACAGGCGTGGCAGCGGTAACAAAGGCGGATATCACGGCCCTGGGAATACCTGCACAGGATACCAATACGACATATACCGCCGCAACGACACAGAAAGACGGCTTAATGAGTAAAACCGATAAACAGAAAGTCGATGACTCCCTCAGGTTGAAAGAATATGTCGATGTCAGCTCTCTGGAGTCTCTTCCTGCTTCTCCTTATAACCTGCGTTTTGTCTATACCAACAATTCGCCCCAGGCGATCAATTTCGCCAATATTGCAAGTGTTCCGGAGATGCAGGAATTTTACCTGTCGATTTTGAACAGTTCCGGATCGGACTTCGACCAGCCGATACCCAACGGCTCCGGCTGGCAGTCGGAAGAATCGAGCGTGACGTTACCCAGCGGTAGGCCGATCGGAATAAGTATAAAAAAAGAACATGGGGTAATGGTTGTCAGGTGTTGATTTTAATATAAGTGGATAAATATAATGATACGCAGAGTCATGGGGTCGAAGCAATTAGTTTCGAATTTACAGAGAATAACAAGTAGTCAAACGATCATTGCCGGAAACTGGCATTCACTCGATCTGTTCCTGGTCGGTGGTGGAGGAAGCGGGGGTGCCTGGAGTACTTGGGGTTATGGACCCGGCGGCGGAGGTGCTGGCGGAGAATGTGTAACCCAAAAAGGGATGCGGGTATCCAAAGGGAGTAGGATAACAATCGTTATTGGCAAAGGAGGTGACAGGGTTGCTTATAACTCGGGCACTGCCGGTAATAAGGGCGGAGAAACAAAAGTCACATTTTCAGATACAGGAGAGACATATATAGCAAGAGGAGGAAATCCTGGATTAAAACCCATAGGTGACAGCAACCCGTCTTCAAATAACCCTAATTTAGTCGTGAATGCCGTAGGTTATGATAAACGGAACGATGCTATAGGGCGTATTTATGAATCTGGCAGTACCGTTTCCGATATTTACAATATGCACGGTGATTGTTTGATACCAAGATTTGATCACGGAAAGTATCCATATTCTGAGCCATATAAGTTAAGACTGGGTGTGCCCGAATTTCACGAAGAAGGGAATCCTACACATGCCGGTGGTGGAACCTGCTTTAGTGGAATACAAGTATTGACCTCTTTTGCAGAAAAATCCGGAGGAAATTTTAACAACACTGGAGAAAGAATTCTAATTCACGGTGGAGGTGGATATGGTGGAGGTGGCGCTGGTGCATTCTATCGATCCGGATGGTCCGGTGCAGGAGGAGATGGTTGTGTGGTATTGAGATACTATACTTATAAATAATAGAATTATTAAAACTTATAGTTATGGTTTATATACACAAGGAAAACGGGTTCTGGCATCGTGAAACAGTCCTTCAACCCTCATTCAAGACAGGTACGACACTTGAAGAATATGAGAATGAAGCATATCTCCTGCTTAATGCAGAGCAGGAACAGTTTTATAATGACCATCCAGATGCGTCACAGATAGAGTGTTGGAATATGGCACTCACTTCCAAAGAAGAACAACCGGTTATTCCGGTTCCCGATCCGGTGGAAACAGCCCGGAGTCAGAAAATATGGTCAATTATAGAATATGACCGGTCCGGTGCGGTGAATGGCTTTATAGTAAACGGTATTTCTACATGGCTGCCCCCTGATGTCCGGGCTAACTATAAAAATAGCATTGAAGCGGCCGAGCTGTTAGGAGAGTCAAATATTACGTTCTTCATAGCTGGCATAACTGCAACATCAGCATTGCAAGATGCACGTGTAATGCTTGCGAAGATACAACGTTATGCCGATAGGTGTACGATTGTAACGGAGACCCATAAAGCAAATGTCCATTCGTTATCGACTATCCAGGAAATCGAAGCGTACGATTACATGGTCGGTTATCCGGAGAAAGAAGAATTCATTGTTACGCCGGTTCAAGGGTTCACAATTTTGAATTCAAGGGAGGAGGTAACGGTATGAAAACAAAACTGTTAATTAATGTAAACGGGGGGGGGGTGAATTCTCCTTAATCCACGGAAAAAGTTCGCTTCTGAAAGGAGGTGAACTATGATAAGGGCCATGATGGGTAAGAAAAAGATAGAATATGTCCTTTATTGTAATCAGGGAACCCCGGACGTATTTGTGGATGGGAAAAAAGTCGGAACCGTAAAGGATGGGGTTTGCAAATGGCTTGCCAAACGTTATGACAAGGATGTTACCGTCACGTTAACGGGAGTATCCGTACAATCGACAAGTGTAACAACTGGTTGGGATCATGGCAACGAGGTGGACGGGGTATATGTTGGGTGGAAAGGGCAATACCCTAAATTCTATGGTTACAGAGGGACACATACATATCGTTTTATAAGTGGCAACTACCGTGATACTTACCGCAATACAGCCATGACAAAAGGAATATTGACAAAAGGAGCAACAACGATTACCATAAACCAGTCCAGCACCAAATTGTCCAGGGAATGGTACAATACAGATACCGTAACTTATAAGGATAATGGGGAACAATCAACTTCTGGAACCTGGGACGGTAGTATAAATATCTCCGGAGATACGGTTACAGTCAACTATGGAACTGACGGTATGTGGAGTGTTTTAATATATATCAATGGAAAATATGACCTAAAGGCTATGGACTTTATTGCAAGTTGGTAGTAAAATATAATAGACTGGAGAATGCTTATTTTAAGAGCTAATCTAAACAAAACGTACTGATTTTTAACTATGTAAAATAATGACAATTTACGATAAGACAGGTAAGCTTATACTTGATATCCCGGTAGACGATACCAGTTATCGCTACCGGTCCATCCGGCAGGGAGACAAGGTGTTCCTTTATTATTCCCTCTCGGAACATGTTGAAGTTCCCTTGTACAGCTATATAGAGTTTCAGGGACAACGTTATACGCTTTGGCGTCCTGAGAACTTCACCAAGCACGGAACCCGTAATCTGGAGTACACCCTTGAATTGGGGAGCTATCTGGAACTGCTTGGCGGGACCAAATACAAGCACTTGTCGACAAAGCCTCACAGGTTAAAATTCTCCCTGACCGGCAAGCCTCGCTTTTTTTTACAGCTTTTGGTTGACAATATGAATCTTTTTGATGAGGGATGGACGATCGGAACCTGTATCGATGCCCCGGAAAAGACACTTGCTTTCAGCCACGAATTTTGTCTGGACGTCCTTGCACGCTTTTCCGATGAATGGGATACGGAATTTGAGGCCATCGGCAAAACCATCAATTTCGGGAAAATAGAGCGTTTCAAGGATGATCCGCTTCCCCTCTCGTACGGGCGTGGAAACGGTTTTAAGACAGGAGTGGGAAGACAGAACCAGGGGGACAAAAGGCCGGTCTCAATCCTTCACGCCGAAGGCGGAGAACGAAATATCGATCCGACGGTTTACGGTAGTACGACATTGTTACTGCCCAAATCCCAAGAACTGGAATACCAGGGACGACGCTATCGGACAGATGAAGACGGGACATATATCGTACGTGCCGATCGGGAACTTTTGAACAACAACGAGGATAGTTATGACGCCTCTCATATCTACCCTTCAAGGGTCGGAACCGTCAGTGGGGTGACCGTGGTCGATGCGGAGAGCAACCTGTATGACATAACGGATTCTTCCATCCCCCAATCCCTGGATTATTCCGATTGTCGCATCCCCGGAGAAAAAGCGGTGATTATATTTCAAAGTGGAACTTTGACAGGCGAGGAATTTGAAATAAAACAGACACAAGAATCTTTAACGGGTTATATACATGCCCAGAGGAGATTCAGCCTGGTTCCGGTACAAAAGAACGGGACCGTGATACCGAATGCGAACCGTCGTCCGTCAGTCGGTGACAAATATGCCGTATTTAATATATCACTGCCTGAAGCCTATGTTTCAGACGATGCCACCCAGACCGGGGCTTCCTGGGATATGTTTCGTGAGATGGTACGATACATGTACGAACATGAGGAGGAAACGTTTACGTTCAAGGGCGAACTGGACGGTATCTGGTCGAAAACAAGATGGATGGAGATCGGAGGGAAATTACTGCCGGGCGGTTACATATTCTTTAGTGACACCCAGTTTCAACCTGATGGCGCCCTGATCCGGATCATCGGAATCAAAGATTATATCAACCGCCCGTACAGCCCGGAAATAGAACTGTCAAACACGCCTGTGGCTGGGTTCGTCTCATCCGAACTGGGAAAGATCGAAAGCAACGAGGTGAAGAACGAAGGGCGTTATCAAGGCGCGTTGAATTATACCAAGCGTCGCTGGCGTGATGCCATCGAGGCACAGGAAATGCTGGAGAAGGCCTTCGACAACTACTCGAAAGGGATCGACCCGATCTGGGTGCGCACCATGTCACTGCTGGTCGGTGACGAAAGCTTGCAATTTCGGTTTGTAGACAGTCGGACGAACCCGCAGACGGTGGAACCTGGCTTTGTTTACAACGATGATACGGAAGTGTTCACCGCTCCCAAGTCCATCCTGCAACACATGACGCTGGGTATCTCTGAAATCAAGGGCGAACACCAGGCCGACGAGTACAAATACTGGGACCTTCCGGTCTACATCAGTCCGCCGTTGGGTGACTTCGGGAAAATGTATCTTTATGCCAAATGTAGCAAAAGCAACCAGAACGGGAATTTCCTCCTATCCGAAACGCCGCACGGAATGGATGAAGGAAGCTATTATTACTTTCTTGTCGGCTTGCTGGGCAGCCAGTTTGACGGGGCACGTTCGTTCGTGACGGTTTACGGATTTACGGAGGTGTTGCCGGGCAGGGTTACGGTGGACAGGATCGTGTCGACCGATGGCAATTGTTATTTCAATTTGGGAATAGGGGAAATCGGTGGAAACCTTCGGGTCAAGTCCGGTTCCAGCGGATTGAAAAATTTCAATGAATGGAAAGATTTCAATTACGAAATCACAACGGAACTGACCGTTTTGGGTGACCGGATCAGCGCACAAGTGAAACGGGTGGATTACATCAACAACACGATCGAGACGGCCGGATGGATCACCAAAGCGGACGGGAATACATGGTGGGCAAGCAAGACGCTTGAAAACGGGAATACGATCATCTCCTACATCAACCAGTCCTACGGAAGCACGACTATCCATTCAAACAGGATCAACCTGGAAGGGGCCGTCTCTTTTTCCTCCCTGAACAGCAGCCTGCAAAGTGCCATCAACGGGAAGGCCGACCTGTCAGACCTTGGAGAGCTTGCCTACAAAGACGCTGTGGAAGCCGCCCAGCTGGGAAGCACGATCGTTATCGGCGGTTACCTGAACACGGACCTTATCAAAGTCCGGAGGCTTGATGCCACTACCGGGTTTATCGGCGGGTTTACGCTCGATAGCGGTCGCCTGAACTGGAAAGCCAGGGACTACTTTGCCAACGATTCCCGCTCTTTGAAGCTCGGTGTATCGACCACCGACACGGAAGGTGTCGTGGATGTCGCGTTCAATGCGGCCACAACCGGAAGATTCGGAGTGAAAGCGGTCGGATCAAACATGGGAGGGGCGGCCATCTACGGTTCGACCGGGGCATTGACTTACCCGTCTTATGGAATGACATACGCCGGATATTTCGTCGGTCCGGTGGACGTGCGCGATACCTCAAACGGGCTGATCAGCGATGTCTGTGCCTCCAAAAGCTTTCGGGTTATCCAATCCCGTAACGCGGACGGCACTTACACTTATCATAACGGGGTCAATTGGAACAAGACGGTAGGCAGTCCGGACCTTGATAAAATCCGCCTGATCGTGGAGGGCGGAATTATCACCGGATATTGGAGTGAATAAAAACAATGGATAAAAACAAAAAAAGTACAAGTATGAAAGTAAATTTTAATCGGACAGTCAAAGATTTTAAAGGTAATTCAACCGACATCGTTATTTCAGACAAACTGGCGGAACTGTTGTTCTTCGCCGGAAATTCCGACTTCCGCATGACGCGCGAAGAAAAATGGCGTGCCTACAAGATCAGTCAGAAATTGATTGCCGGAGGTGGGATAATCGACATGGAGGCCGAAGATGCAGCCATGATCAAAGAGGTGTGTGCCCAATGCCTTGCCGCCGGCGTATTCGGGCAAATCTGCGACCTGATAGAAGATGTTGAACAACGGGAAAAGAAAGGGAAATAAAATGAAAATCAAGAACACGAACCAGAATGGCGTATCCAAGGTAAACGGCCTGCTCCGGATCAAATACGCCATCTCCATCAAGGAGGACGAGGTCAGATCATTTACCGGGCAAATCATGAACGAGGATGTCTGCGTGGGCTTTTGCAATGCCTCCAATACCGGGGTGATCGGTTTTTCACTGTCGGAGGACAACGGGCTGACCGATGAAGAGATCAAAGCCGTCGCCTGTAAGTTTATCGAAGATGTCACCGAATCTTTCGGCAAGGCGGCAAACCCGAAAACCGATCCGGCTCATACGGATAGTCAGGAACAACCCTGACAATTAAATTCATGAACAAACGTCGGGGGAAGAAAAGAAGCCCCCGGTTTGTTAATAGTTCTCTGACCTACATATTAACAAACAATGCGACACTCCGCAC